ATTTGAATCCGGACGCCCATCAAAGATGGACGCCTGATACAATTGATTTATCGGTAACGTTGCCCTTAAACACTGAACCGGACACCCAAAGGGTGTCCGGTTTATAATGTTCAAGGGTGTAAAACAGTCAACCATGTATTTTATTACACATGCTTCTTGTGTAGCAATTGATGTGTGGTCGTAGCTACTATCACCTAGCAAATATCCAAATAAATATGGATCGATTTCAATCGGTTTTTCTTCGAAAATAATTGGAACACGATATCCTGACAAGAGTCTTCCGCCGGTATCATGGCTATTATAACTTCTAGGCAACGCCAGATAATCTAATACTGAAATATCTAATATATCATTTTTTTTCTTATTTTTGCTCAAATTTCTAGTGTATTTTAAGGATAAAATATGACTTTCATTGACAATATAACCATTACCTTCTTTGGGTTGTACTTTATACATAGTTTCACGCCCACGAGCTAATGTCAAAACGTTACGTGGTCCGGAATCATCACCCATAATTTGATCACCTACCACAATATCCTGAACCATTTTAATTGTCCCATCATACATCAGAACCGGGGTATTTATTCCTAGACATTTTCCTGCGCCAGTATACACCTGTAAAATTCCACCCGACGCACGCTGTGGAGAATTTTTAGACAAGGGTTGGTCGACAAAATTCACATATTTACCTACAATGTCTTCTTGATAATCACGCAACGATTTTACAAAGGGTACATCAATGTCCATACCGGGTTCTAGTTCGGATGTATCGGGAAGACCATAACGTTGAATACCGTAGAACCGGGGTATGTAGAGTTTTTTATCGTTTTCTCGGTAAACGGGAAAAGCCCCTTCATCTTTGGCTCCGGGGGGTCCGTAAGAAACACCTACAATTTCGGGTTTCAGGAAAAGATCTGTTTTGAGAAAATCGAGATCTTCGGGAGACAGAGACGATTTTAGAAGAGTGTATCCTTTTTTACCCAAATAGGCGGATTTTCGAACATTTTCGGTGTATTCTGGGGAAAGTAATACCGATTTGGCGGCGGATTTGTTCTTGTTGCTTTTATTTGCGACCTTTCTCATCTTATTTTATTTTGAGGTGGTGATACAATAAAAATATTTTCAATTTTATTATAATGTAACGTTATAGTATAATGGCATATGAATTAAAATCGGGGCCAAATGCCCCTCTCGTACCAGATCCGACCAATCCTAGACAAAGTATACTTGTTAGACATGAGAATCTTAGAGAACCGGATTTCCCCAGTTACGATATTTTTTTACTACGTTACTCCACACCCGATTTTCTTTTCAATGTCATCAGTGATCAATATATGGATGTTTATAATTATATTATCGGTCGTTTTTTTTCGGGTACAAACGAACCGCCTTCGATGGCGCGATTGGGGGTTTTCAAATTTGAATTCACTTACGGCGGAAACACCACATTCAAGGTAAAATACGTTGAACATAATATCGATGAACAGAATTTGAATTTATATCCGATAGGTCGAGACAATTTTTTTGAGTTACTAAAACAGTTTCCGCATTTTATAGAAGCCATTTTTTACAAAGCGTTGTTGGAATTAAAAATGAAGTTTCCACACGGAAATACAACAAGATACGAATTTGGCAGCAGAACAATAGAACAAACGGTTGCCATTGATATGATCGCGAATCGCGCAGGAGGATCACGAAACGTTTTTCATTTAGATACTACGCCTGGACAAGAGGTGAATTACTTCACATTGACCTATATTTTACCCGAAGATGTACTCATAAAGGCCGCTACAATTATAGCTAGAAGTAGGGGTTCTAGTACAACACCTTATTTGTCGGTAGTTGCGGGTAACGGTACGACAATTGGAATCGACAATCAAGTTGTACTCCACGCCACGCCAGACGAATATGTAGATTTATCAACAGCAACCGGTTTCATGGTACGTGGTCCAAGAAACGCGGTGGTCGATTTGAATGGGGCGGTAGAAAATATAACATTGATGAATACTGAAATTAGACCTTTATCAAGAACAAATTCAATCGCCTCACCTAGATCGCGATCGAATTCAGTCGCCTCACCTAGATCACGGGCAAGTTCAATCACCACGCCGTTATCGCGAACGGATTCATCTACGTTTTTTAGATCTGTGTCAAATTCGGGTTTAAACCGAATTAATACTCCAAGTCCTCTTACGTTTTACGGCCAACCGCCAATCCCTCGTTCTAATTCTGCATCAAGAGCTAGTCCAACACCAGTCCAGTTTAATCCGGGGTTTCGCAATAGATCAGCCTCTTTTATAAGTCCACAACCTAGATATTTGGGAAATCCTAGTTTAGATAGTAACAATTTTTTTGAACAAGTAGTAGTTCATAGCGAAAATCCGAATCTTACAGATGATCCTGAGCTCGCGGCAATTAACAGGCAACCTTCGACTGATCAAGAAGTAAAAGAGATTTCTGAAAAAATTTCTTTAGATACATCAACCCAAAAGAGAAGTATTTTACGTACATGGTATATAACCAATATTGATGTTAGATCAGAAACCGAAATACCGTTGAATTATTTTGACATGCCCGCTATTTTGAACGAAATTGAATATTTTTTTCAATTTGTCCAAGCGGACTATAAATTACAAACCGAGAGTAATGTAAATGTTGAAGTATTAATCAATTATTTGCAGCCTTTTTTAAGTTTGGGAGGAACAAAGTCGGCACATTTTTTCAAATATTTCGCAAAAAATAAAACGGGTAAAAAGAGACACCTCAGTTTGTACTCTATACAAAAAATGTTGAAGGATCCGACCAAAAGTTTTGTCATTCGTAAAGGTGAATCTGTGGTCAAACCCCTTTCCCGCAAATTAAATATTCCTATAAAGAAAAACGTAAAAACCAGGGGGAAAAGTAGATTAAGTGCGCGTAAAAGTAGAAAAATGAGTCAGACCAAGGTCGTTGTGTAGAGTTATATTCGTAAAAAGTATTTGTACATATACTGTAAGTAGATATTCATGCCTCGTAAAAACAATCCGTTACCTGTGAAAAAATCTCCTAATCCACCACCACCACCGCCCGCGACATGTGTGGAAAAACATCCACTTCAAACGTCGCCCTCGGTCGGATTCTTAGGTAGTATGGTACAAGGATTTGGTTTAGGAGCAGGCTCGTCCATGGGACATCACGCAGTAGACGCCTTGCTAAGTAGCAGTTCCAAAGAACCCGTAGCGTCTAAGATTTCGTCTACTATATTCGATGATGAATGTACGAAATATCTGGATTTGTACAATAGTTGTATGGTAAGGGATTGTAACGATTGCGAACAGTTATATCGAGATTTTTATGTTTGTACGACGAAAAGAGATAATCTGTAAATCTTCAAGGGTGTAAATGATATTATTTTGATAATAACATCATAAAGAAATGTTAATTGACGCCGTATTTACTACGGAATTCGGTGGCCGTCAGGATAGGTACGCCGTGTTTTTGGGCATCCTTGATTTTACCCGAAGTCGCATCTACGTCCAAATCTTTTACTAATAAAACCGCCGTGTTTTTGCTGACAGAATTACCCACTTTGGCACCAACCGATTTCAACCATTCTTCCAAAGATTTGTCGCGGAATCCGGTCATGACCACCGTTTTACCGTAAAGAGGGTGTGAACTGTCCGTTTTCAAAGATTCCTTGGAAGGCTCACGAGAGACACTGCGGATTTTTTCCACTAATTTTTCTTCCAGACCACACTCTTTTATGAAATCTAAGAATACGGGAATACGTTCAATAAACTCTTTGCCCGTTTTGTTTCCGATACCGTCGATAGCGGCCAGTCGGGATAAATTGCGTTCGTCTGATTTCAAAACGGTGGGGTATTCTTTCATAATGAGCTCCATTTTTGTCAACCCGAACCCACGACCAAATGTGTTTGACGCTGCCATGAGGGTGGGTATGCTCGCTTTATCTATTTTATCGTGAATGCCTTCGTACAATTTCTTGGCCGTTTTGTCTTGAAATCCTCGTACGGTCATGAAATCGGCGGAAGTCATGCGTAATATTTTGGCAACACTGTCATGCCCAGCAAGCATGATTTTTTTCACATTGCCCGGACCAAGCCCGTCTACCTCTATTCCTTTGAAAAATGCCGCAATCTGTTTTTCACGTACTACCATGTCGTCCCCCGGATTTTCCAAAAGAATATCTACATGTGTGTTGTTCCACTGATAAGGTACATCGGGCATTTTGGGCATTTGTGCGGGTTGAGTGACGCTTTTGATATAGGGTATAACGTCTCCAGACCGGATAATTTGTATAATGGCACCGACACCGATGCGATTTTTTTCAATAAATTCTGCGTTGAACCCGGTAGCATATTGTATAGTAACCCCGCCTAATTTTACCGGACTGATTCTGACCCGGGGTTTCAAATATCCGTCTTTCGATGCGCTCCATTCCACATCCAAAACGTGGGCTTCGGCCAACTGGTCAGAAAGAACCATTTTGAACGCAAAACTGTGTTCGGGGTTCCCGGATGAGCGGGGATACACACGGTCGTTGGAAACAATAATACCGTCGATCTCATACACGCTGTTTTTACGCCACTCTTGTAAAGTTCCGGAAAGTGATTCGTTCGTAATTTGCGAGAACGTTTGGTTCTGTACCACCAACAGTTTGGCATCACCAAAACTCATCAATTTGGTCATTTGTTGTGATGGGGTCAAGTTCTCGGGTTTGATCAATTCATATGCGACAAAATCTACATCGCGTATTTTGTCATCCACGGATTTGGTGTTTGTGATGCCCGAGACCAAATTGCGAGGATTGGCAAACTGTTCTTGGTATTTTGTTTCAAAAATGTTTCGTTTTATGATGAATTCGCCGCGAATCACCAATCCAGGTTCTCGAGGAAGCTTCAGGAAAGGAATCAAATAAGAAATGTCTTGACCAATTTTTCCGTCCCCGCGAGTGTATAATTTGGCTCGGGGTCCTTCGGTAGTATACAGTCCGGAAACCCCATCTAATTTACAAGAAACAACGTAAGGTCCCGTGTATTTTTGTTTCCACCGTTCGAGAACTCCGGTATCGGGTTTAATTTTGTCCATCGAGGCCATTTCGTAAGGTAACACTGCTTTGTGTTTTTCTACGGGTGCGCCCACTTCTTGTAAAACCGCCGATTTGGGGTATTTTTTTTCAATAAAATCGTGAAGAATATCGTATTCGGCGTCAGACATGACCGGCACCCCCTTACAATGGAACGCCGTGTTGGCCGTCTCCAACATTTCTGAAAGACCTTGTTCATTTTGATTTTCGAGAACCTGGATACCATTTTTTTTGAAGTTTTCAATGTTTTCTAGGGAAGGTTTCGTAATAACACTACAAATTTCTGTATGTGTAGTATCTTTCGGCAAGTTCTCGTTTTTAGGAGAACTTTTGGTAACGTTTTTCTTTACTTTGAGAACCCGGGTGGTTCTCGTTTTGGTGGGGTTGGGTTCTTTTAATGGCACCGCTGGTTCAATTCGAATATTTTCTTGTGGTTCGGCGACGGGTTCGACAAACTGAAAAGGTTCTCCCCGAACGACCACGGCTTTCCCGTCCACACGGTCTTCCGGGCGCTTGTACTCCAATCCCAGGTAATCAAAGATGGCCTTTTCGTCAACGAATATCAAATCGACCGGTTCTCCCTTCTTTTTCCCCTCCATTTTCGAGAACCCGTGCTCATTAAGCGTGAGTTTGAGAGAAAGTGCGTGTTCACGCATGGAAGTGTTGAACCCTTTGCTGCCCGTAAAATACAAAATAGCAAACGGAAATTCGCGAGGAGGAGTGTACAAGAAATCGACGCGTCTTGCGAACGGTGCCCCAGGTAATTTTGTAATCACCAAACATTTTGAGTTGCCGCGCGAGAGAACTTCCAAAATAATATTTTTAGACAGGAGCCGGTCCAAAAACACGTTGAAATTTTGGGCAACGGACGATGTAAAAATCATGTCAATGTCACCCGAATCGGGCATACCGCGCCGATAACTACCGACAATTTGGATCGTGCTGTTGGACAAACCTGCCACGGCATCTTCAAAAATTGCGCGATATTGCTCTATTTCGGTTCTCGGAATGCGTTCCAAGATATCTTTATAATATTTCAACCCGATGCGTTGTTTGTCGTTGAGAACCGTGTCTTCACGCTCTCGTAATTGGTCTAATGTGGTGATGCCCTTTTCTACCAATTCTTCGGCCTTTTTTTCTCCTACGCCGTAAATATTGGCAAACACATCAATGGCCCGTTTCTTGGCGATGGTTTCTTTTTCTTCTTCCAACAATTTCAAGGTACCGTTGTTGTTAAAATCGACGAGTTTTTGAAATATGGTGGCACCGATGCCGGGTTTGCCTTTCAACTGGTTGGGATCTGTAAGTGAACCTACAAAGTTCTCAATGGTTTCTCGAGCTTTATCGTATGCGCGTGCTCTCATCGGATCTTTACGCTTGCGCATAATATAGGCTAAATCCTGCATCAGTTGAATATACGTTTCTTTCAGTGAAGGCATTGCTGTGCGCAACGATACAGTATCAGTAGGAGGTGGGTTTATGTCTTTTTGCGCAACTATTTCAAGTTTTTTGGGGGGTAACGATTCATTTTTGGGGTTTTTTTCAATTTTACGTGTATATTTTCGTTTAGGTTTTAGTTCAGGTTCGGGTTCGGGTTGTTTTATGATGGAAAATACCGAAAATTTGCGCTGTGGTTCAATCTTAATTTGAGGAATAAATGGCGATTTTTCGGCACGAACCAAAGTGGGTTCATGTTGTAACAATATAGGCTTTATTCTTTTAGTGTATTTTCGTTTTGGTTTGGGGGGAGACGCAGGGTTTCTTTTTGTATATTTTCTTTTGGTTTTTACAGGAGGTTCTGTATTCATATATATAATATATTTGTATATAAAATTGCGACGATTGTTGGTTTCAAATAAGAAAATTTTCTAAACCAATATTATATTGCGTTATTGTATTATCCAAATATGGTAAAAATACCCAGCTTTGTTAAAAAATTTAGTGCTTTAGAAATAATCTTATTGGTGGCTCTGGTAGTTTACTTGGTATTTAACGTACAAACTCCCGATATTTTAAGTGGTTACATTCATACTCCGATAGGAATTGTGGTGGTCCTTGTTTTGGCACTTTGCCTGTTTTTGTATACAAACCCAGTTTTAGGTATATTGGGGTTGTTCGTCGCGTTTGAAATCATACGCCGCAGTAATGTGATTGCGCCCGTTTCCCAAGTAACCATGATACAGTACACTCCTCCACAAATCAAAAAGGACGACGAAATGGTAAAAATGAACCCCGAACCGACCACGAGTTTAGAAGAAGAAGTTGTCGCACAAATGGCTCCCCTGGGGGTGAGTGAACCCGCGAGTTACATTACAACAAGTTTCCGACCGGTTTCGGAGAATGTTCATAACGCGTCTGTGATGTAAATAAACTTATAATAGAAATAAAATAAATGTATATTTTTATTATAAATAACAACATGCCAATCAAAGTAACATTACCCCAAGAGACAATTTTGGAAGAGATTGTGAATGTAGTAAATGAATACAACAGTAGAAAGGACGTTTCTATGCCACGAATAGAATTATTACACGGTACAGGGGACGGATTCAAAATTCGTGTTGAAAACCTAACCGCATATTATTTACAATCTTACGTAGAATACACCTACAAACAAATGCGATGGAAAAAGAATGTACTGATTTCTTTTTATAATTACCCGGGGTTCTCTCTCGAAGAAGAAACCTTACTGTTTCAATCTATGCGACAAATATACGGTAAAGAAAATGTCCTTTATTTTCCAAGTTATGGACACGCATTAGCAAGCAGTCCTAGTACTACGGCAACTATATCTCAATATATCAAAATATCGCCCAAACCGATGCATCTACATAATACCCGAATGTCAGATAATTCGATCCATTCCTCGAATGATAGCATTCATTCCCATCTCCAACGCGTTAGAATCCGACTCTAAAATAAAAATAGTATAATATGTACTATTTTTATTGCTTTCATAAAAACGAAAAAATTATACCAAGTGATACGGATACTTCGACCAAAGGTAAACCTAGAATAAATATATTACAGTCCATCTCAAAATTGAGTCTTCAGCACTATGTTACCAAAATAAAACCGAACCGCTCTGATCTTTCTTATAGAGTTGCCGAACTCACCGAAAATCCCAAACTCGACCAAAACAATATAAAACAGAATGCCATGTATTTAGAGGCCGCCGCACGAGACCTCATGAAACATCGTATCAACCATGTACCCCGTAGACCGGTGAACATGGCCGAATTTCAATCACCCGGTCTAGAAATTACATGAAAATTCAAAGACACTGTCGTCTTTCGTACAGTTGGTCAACGCGTATTCGGAATTTGTGCGTTCAAAGAAATTGACCTTGGTTTCCATACTGATGAGCTCCATAAATTCAAATGGGTTCTGGGATCCGTAGATTTTATCGTAGCCCAACTGAAGACACAAGCGGTCCGCGACAAATTCAATATATTGCGTCATAAGGGCGGCATTCATACCGATCAAACGGCAGGGGAGAGCGTCTGTAATAAACTCCTTTTCGATTTCCGTCGCCTCTTTTACAATCTCATACACGCGCTTCTTATTCAACTTCTTTTTCATTTTACTGTACAACAAAATGGCGAATTCTGTATGAAGGGCCTCGTCACGCGAAATAAACTCGTTAGAGAGCGTGAGGCCGGGCATCAAACCGCGCTTTTTAATCCAATATATAGACGCAAAACTGCTGCTGAAAAATATACCCTCTACACAAGCAAAAGCCACCAAACGCGCGGCAAACGAACTACGGTTGTCTTCAATCCACTTACGAGCCCAATCGGCCTTCTTCGTAATACAGGGATAAAATTCAATCGCACGGAATAATTTGTTGCGTTGTTCCGAATCACTGATATAGGTATCAATCAACACTGAATACATATGACTGTGAATGTTTTCCATGGCGATCTGAAAACTATAAAAGGCCCGCGCTTCCGAAATTTGGACGTCGGACATGAAACGTGATGCCAAGTTTTCAGAAATTATACCGTCGGAACCCGCAAAAAAAGCCAAAGTCATAGAAATAAAATGTTTTTCGTCGTCGTTTAATTTTGCCCAATCCACCAAGTCGCGTGAGAGGTCAATTTCTTCTGCACGCCAGAAGGAATCGACCTGTTTTTTGTACATAGCCCAAACATCTGGGTAAGTCAGAGGGAACATGGTGTAACGATCAGGATTTTCACGCAAAATGGGTTCATCGATGGTGTGAGACATGGTTTGTCTAAATAATATATAGGAGGCAGAGATATTTTACCCTTCTTATTCTTGATTATATACAAATACATTTATACCGTTTTTAAAAAATATTTAGCACAATTGTTTCTAGCAGCGATTGAACGAAATTTTATATAGGCATTATTATATAAAATATTGTTTTAAATGGCCAAAAAAATGGGGTTATTGACGAACGCTCAGACCAAAATAATGAAAATGAACTATTTCAAAGTGTTGAATAGTCGGGTTTTATTGTATTTGGTCCTCATTTTGGCATTATGCGATTTGTTCTACTTTGCCATGGAGAAAGACTATCTTTTTTGCGGCATATTTATTTTGATCGGATTTCTGACATCCTTTTTTAGTAAAAATATGATGGTGGTTTTAGTTATAGCCATTGCGTTGACCAATATTTTACGTTTCGGAAAAAGCTCGGGGATCAATGAGGGTATGGAAGACAAACAAGAAGATACGGCGAAAGAAGAAGATACCACGAAAGACGAAGAATTTGAAAACGAACACTCCGACGAAAAACAATTGGAAGGAGCTACGGATGCGATTGTGGATTTGAATTCCACTAGCAAACCATCCGAATCCAAGAAAACCGCCACTTCGAAAAAGGACGACATGGTGGCGGGATTGGACGAACAGACTGCGAATTTGATTCAACAACAGAAAACACTTATGAAAAATATGGAGAACTTGACGCCACTGTTACAAAATGCCGAAAATCTTATGGAGAAATTCCAGTCGTTGAACGCTTAAATTTAATAATTATATATATTATAAGGCATTTATAATATATACCATATGGGTTTTACAATAATAGAAAAAAAAATATTCATATGTAGTTTAGGTATTGTATTAATCACTCTTTTATGTTATGTCGTTTTCAATAGGTTAAATCGTATTCGAGAACCGTTGCCTCCTTTCAAGATTCCGGTAGTAGATGATATTGTCGGTATTGCCAATTTTATTTCCAAGATGGCAATGGATATTGCCAAAAATATCAAGGATCAGGTTACGAATATTCGAAATAATTTGATGGCCGACGCGCGAAAGGTCCAAACTGTCGCCAAAATACAAGCAACAAAATTAGAAATTAAAGCGGATGCTGCCGTCAAAGCTGCCGCCGCCAAAGCCGATCGCGAAGCAAAATCCATCAAACAACAGTTGCGAGATACGGCGTATGCCATCAAAAATCGCGCCGGTCAAATTACCCAAACGGTAAAACAACGGGCCTATCAAGCCGAGGTGAAAGCGGCAGAACAAATCAAACAAACCAAAGGTATTCGCAGTACGTTTAATTTTTTTCGCAAATATTGGAAATATATTACCGCGTTTTTCCTTTTTTTGTCCGGGGTAGGACAGTGGTGCGTTAAAAATGTGGAGACGCTTATTTATAGAATCGCCAATTTTAAAAACTGCTTTTTATGGTATGCGTTGGAAATCATTGGTTGGGTTCTCTACATTCCGATTGAATTCTTTGTTTGGCTTTTTTGTTTGAAAGATTTGGAGAACATGGTTTGGGATCTGATGAAACAGGTGGATTGTAGTTTTAATGATATCACGGGATTTCATTTCATGTACTACTCTGCCGACGTTATAAAAAAATGTTATTCGCGAAAATTTGTTCCTTTCCCCAAGATGAAGTTTGATTTTACGCTGAAAGGATTGGAAAAAGAAGGCGGCAAATTTATTATGGACTTCTTGTTACCTATCACGCCCGAAGAAGCTAAAACTGCCGTGAATGCCGGTATCAAAGAGGCCAATAAATTCAAAAAGGAACTGGAACAGGAGGTATCGAAAATTCCGGTCATGTAATAAAAATATCCGCATATAATAAATATGGTTTTTCGTAAAAAATGTCCACCTAACAATTTTTGTATGGATTATTTGAACATGATATTGTTGTTGCTAATTTTGGGGTTTTTAGTGTACTTGTACCACATATATTTGTATCGCATGACATCCCCCAAAAAACCAACGGTCTTGGGTGTTGATCCTAGTTCATTTTTGATTCCTCGTCCCAGTGGTGTCATGACGATGGCGGATCCTGGTACAGGAATGTTTCCGACGTTGGGCGGGATTTCAACCCGTATGGATGTACTGAACGATCCTTATATTCCGCCAGTAAAAGTCGACGGATATGTTTTCGATCGCTACAGTAGTGATATACGAGGTATGCCTCCCATGATCGCCCCTATTCAACAAAACCCGCTGGTTCCCGTAAACATTGAAACACGTGGAATAAGAAATCAATACAGCCAGGTGGGGATTTTAACAAAAACAAATTCCCACGAAAACGATTTTGCGCTTATTTTACCTTTAATGGGGAGGAGAACCCTTACCGGACGCGACAAGTGGCAATATTATACCATTTCCAACACCGGGAATTTAAATACCAAACTGCCAGTGCGGGTTCAAGGAAAAAGTTGTACATCCGAATATGGATGCGATCCTGTCATGTCCGGCGACGTTGTTTATGTAGAAGGATACAACCACTCGTTCAAAGCTACTATTTATGAAAACGGATTGTTTAGTTACATTCCTGTGTTGTGATATCCACGTTCGGTAAAGACGGAATATTAATATCAATATATTTTATAAGTTGTTATAAAATATATGTATGGCGGATGGATCACCCAACGAATTTAAAAGCGATACAGAAGAAAACATACGCAGAAAGTTGATTGAAATTATAAATGAAAAGGTAAATTCGGACAATAAATGTTCCAAGGAAAACATCCAGCAATATTTGGATATTCCTTCGGAAGAGCTTATTGAAGAATTGAAGATCAAAGAAAAACTTCGCAAAGAAGAACACGAAAAGGATATAGAATCACAATACGAGACCAACCTTAAAATCATCAATGATGCCGAAGTTCCGTTGGATAAAAATAAACAAGAAAAACTCGAAAAGGTATTGAACCCGTACACATTACATGAAGACGGTGTAAATAAAAAAGAAGAAGAAAAAATATTGTGTGCGCTAGAGGCGTCAATCGACAAAGAAGATAAATCTGAACCCGAACCCGAACCCGAACCCGAAGAAGAAACAACAACGAAGGATGAGGGTGATATAGAAGTCACCGAGGTGGTTAAAATACAACAACTTTTTTTGACATTACAACACGATTACGAAACCCTAGACATTTCGTTCAATAGTTTTATTAGCACGCTGAATAATCAAGAACAAATCAACGATATCATCAAATGTTGTACGTCTGAAAACATCCAGTACGAAAACGATATTCTTGAATATCAAAAAAGAAACGACGCAATTTCAAAAAGACGAACAGAACAGTTGATTCAATGTATAAAATATAAACCTTTTGTATCGATTTTTCATTCAACAAATAACACCTTGTGGGAAAACGAATCCGTTTTGTATATGAATGAAGAAATTTTGAACGAGATCCAAACTCGGTTGGACGAAATATGTATCAACGAGAATTTAGATTTTGTCGATCTGAAAAAGATCCAAACGGAACAGAAGAATATCCAAGCCGAAAAGGATAAAATTTGGGAAAATTTTAAAAATAGTATCCATTCGGTCAATACCGATGCCGATGTTGATAAACCGCAAACCGAAAATATTGACCTTTTTTTCGAAGAATCTCAAAAAATTAGCGACGCATTATTGTTCCTACAACGCTCGCCCCCCAAATGTAAAACAGCCGCGGATACAGACTCTTACATTGACTGTATTGTAAAGGATGATGATCATGATGACAATGATACAATAGACCTGTATCAACCCAAAAGAAAACCAGATCCATTCACAAAAAATGGATCCAACACAGATTTTATATTGAATTTAATCAATATACGCGAAGATATCCCTGTTTCGTCAGACACTGAAACAGAACCGGAAAATAATCCCCCGGGTCCAGGTTCGTACGTAGAAATAGATAAATATATCAAAACGGGCGAAACTTACAATTATGACGATATTCCTAGTGAGAATAATGAATCTTACATTCAAATACACCAACTTTTAACTTACTACGACACGCAAATGGAATCCATTTTCTGTAAAGAATCCATTTTTTCAGAAGCGAATGACGCGTTAATGAACAAGAAGAAAAATTTGCGTGAACAGTACGATATTTTATTCAATACGTATCGTTCCAAAACAAAAAACAACATCTTGAAAGAGACGTCTACCTGTTATAGATGCGACGAATTGTTCAAACAGATTTTTTATATTAAACAGTCGATTATTGATCAGAACAAAGTAAACATTGATCAATGTATTAAAAGTATCATTTTATATAAAAACGCGTCTACTTCGAGAGACAATTTGGTAAGATTCAAGGACGAAATTACACGGTTTATCGAACAAATTGAAAAGATTGTGTACAGTGTAAATAGATACAATGAGTTAAAAACAGAACCTGATCATGAAACGCTTGAAGAATACCAACAATTGGAAAAATATATTTCGGAAATAGAACAAGATTCTATACTGTTGAGACAAGATGACATTAACAATTTTAACAGACATGTTGTGAACGAGATTTATTTGAAGGAAAGATACTATTCATACTACAATAAGTATGTTTACGAAAAAGAACAGTACGAAAATTATTTGAAAAGCAAAAACGAAGATAACGACCATACCGGTAAAAAACTTGTATTACAGATATATTTACAGATACAATTAATAGTAACCCTAACCAGTTATATTTATAACTATTATTTCGCCAAGTTCACCCTTTTAAGATTTGTCAGACGTTTTTATAAACTTAAATATGAAATTCAGGCACCTGAAAAACTAATACAGTCTGTTTTACACGAATTGATCAGTTCGGAAAAAATCATATGTAAAAAAAAGGAAACGTGTACAAACGTGTGTGAATCTATTATTGGTTCGATATTAGATGATATAATAAAATCAGATGGTATTTTTTGTAAAACAACAGATACAACTTGTAATAAGCCGTGTGAAGCGGTGGTCGGTCGCGTCTTGGACGAAGTGTTGGCCTCGGACGGTATTTTTTGTGAAGCTCCGGATATTTGTGAACCGCGTTCCGCGGAGGGTGTCCTTGGTGCCGTCTTAGATGAAGTGTTGGCTTCGGACACTATTGTGTGTCAATCTACAGATATCTGTGAACCCCGGCCCGCGGAGGGCGTCCTTGGCGCCGTTTTGGACGAAGTCTTGGCCTCGGACGGTATTTTTTGTGAAGCCCCAGATATTTGCGCAGTTCGGCCCGCCGAAACCGTCCTTGGCGCCGTCTTAGACGAAGTCTTGTCGTCAGAAAGTATTGTGTGTCAACCTACAGAGATCTGTGAACCCCGGTCCGCGGAGGGCGTTATCAGTCGTGTCTTGGACGAAGTGTTGGCCTCGGACGGTATTTTTTGTGAAGCCCCAGAGATTTGCGCAGTACGGCCCGCAGAAACCGTCCTTGGTGCCGTCTTGGACGAAGTCTTGGCGTCAGACAGTATTGTGTGTCAACCCACAGATACCTGCGAACCCCGGCCCGCGGAAACCATTCTTGGTCGCGTCTTGGACGAAGTGTTGGCCTCCGACGGTATCGTGTGTGAAGCCGCCGAAATCTGCGAAACCCGGCCCGCAGAAACCGTCCTTGGTGCCGTCTTGGACGAAGTGTTGGCCTCGGACGGTATCGTGTGTCAACCTACAGATACCTGCGAACCCCGGCCCGCGGAGGGCGTTATCAGTCGCGTCTTGGACGAAGTCTTGGCCTCTGACGGTATCGTGTGTGAAGCCGCCGAAATCTGCGAAACCCGGCCCGCAGAAACTGTCCTCGCCACCGTCTTGGACGAAGTGTTGGCCTCCGACGGTATTGTGTGTAAACCTACAGATACCTGCGAACCCCGGCCCGCGGAGGGCGTTATCAGTCGCGTCTTGGACGAAGTGTTGGCCTCGGACGGTATCGTGTGTGAAGCCTC